CGTAATTAGTCACCCAATTTAGGGTGCTACACGCGTTACGTGACCTTGAAGCTCAACGTTGAGCCTCAAACACGGTTCGGGCCTTGCGGAGTTGCACTCCGTAGGCGCCGAATGCCATTTCCGGTGTTTGCGTAAACACCTTCGTGGCCGTGACTCGCACCAGTATGTTTACTAGATGCAAAATCACTTTCGTCAGCGGGTCCCCCATGAGGATGCCGCGGCGAAGCAGGATTTTACGCTGGGTCGTCCCAGGAATCTCCTGACCGAAGGAGCTGAGGCACCCGTGTGCCTCAAACTCCACCACGCGGGGTCGGAAGCACGTAGCTTCGACTATCCCGCGGAGCAGGGCAGGGATGCCGCACTTGCGCATCATTGCCCCGCCGACTCGGCCAAACACGTTGTGGTTAGCAAAGTCGGTAGCAGTCTCGTAGTCCGTCGAGGACGCGTAGACTTCTTGGTACACCACTCGCTCTTGCAGAGCGGCGGCGCCCACTCTCTTCTTCTCGGTGCTGCGCACTTTGAAGAGGAGTTCTTCTTGGCAAAACATGTCCTTGAAGAAATTCCACGCATGGTTTTCTTTTCCCATGCCGGAACTGCTCGAGGCTACTCCTTTCTGGAGAACCCACGAGCATATACCGTTGACGACGTCGAGGACAATCTTCAACGGTATGCGAAGCTTGGTGGCCACCCTGGCCTTCCCCGGTTCGCGTGCCACAATCATGAAGACCTTGGAAAGTTCTTCAGGTGGCAAAGCAAGTACTTCCTCCAGGGCTCTGAAGAAAATGTACTCGCCTGCGCTACAGTCTTGGAGAAGTTTCTCCTCGACGAGCGCGCCGGTGTTCAAGTCGATGATTCGACATGGACGCCCGGCCGTGCCTTCCCAGACCATATCGTTGATGGACTGCGAGACACCTCCCTCCTTGCGCATACGCTCGTACGTCGCGGAGGAAGAAACCCTCACTCCGGCCTTCGTGGCAAGGCCGGTGAGAGCTGAGTCTGGGATTTGCGAAAAGATTTCCGCAAGCCCCAGATCAATCAAGGCCTTCTGAGTTCCACTCAGCGGCGTTGATTCCTGCGACACAGTCTCGAGAAACTTGACTTTGGCGCGGAGCAGCCGGAGGGGCGGGGGAGTCCCCGCACCTCTCGTCTGGCTAAGAAGGCCGCGCATGCGCAGCTCTTCGAAGCGGTCATTCTCCCCAGAGTAGATACTCCAGGAGGGAAGGAAAATGCGCCATAGCGGGTCGGCATCGGCCCGCACTTGCGCAAGGAAACTATCGAACTGTTGTCGGTTCGAAAAGTCCTTGAAAGCTTGGCGCGCCGACTTTAACGAGTCGTACGCCAGCTTCGTCGAGTTTAGCGCGCGTGCGCTTACCTCGCCGTCATGGAACTCCTCTGGCAATAGCATGCTGAGGAGCCCGAGCGTGAACATGTCAAACTTTTGCCATGTCCACACGCGTTGGGGGACCGCCAGAAAATTCTGGAGGAAGACCCCATCAATCGTGAGGAGCACCTGGATCAGGCGCGCCGAACGACTCTTCTTACGTGAGGCATGTGCCTCCCCGTAGAAGGAATCGACGTCAGCCTGAGTCCAGCTCGGCTTGGCGTCGCCCCTCAGAAAGAACTTAATCATTCTGCGGAGGGATTTGGCCCACTTGTGTTCAACACAGGTTTGGTCCAAACACCACTTCAGCAACTGGTTGCCCCAGTGCGTGTGGTGGTCCACGACGTGCATTTGCACCTCGGGATCTGCAATTGCAAAGAAGGGGACTCCCTTCTTGCTCTTGCCCGTCCAGCGCGGCCCTAGTAGGCGGCGCGGGATGGGGTCGGTCAAGCGGACGATGTCCCCTTGCCAGACCAGTACGCGCGGGGGGGTTCTACCCACCCTGCGAGCGTACTCCAGCGCGGCGACCGTTACAAACGGGTCGGCGTGCTGGATCCGAATGCGACGTGTGAACTCACCGTGCATCGGATTTCCCTCTTCGAACTCCTCATCTGGGGAGTCCGTCGGGGTTGTCGCGGTCCGGGTGTGTTCTTCCACCTCGGCCTCGAATTCGTCCTCCTCAAAGTCTCGTTGACCGAGGCGGGCGTTCTCTTCAACGATGCTAGAAAGCATTGATGAGAGAGCAGAGATCTGGGACGCCGAGACGCCTCGGTGCCAGTCTTCATCCGGTTCACGTTGGACCCAAGTCCACGTGCCGGCTTTTGTCTGCTGTTCCAGGGGGAACCCTGCATTCAGCAGCAGATCCTCGTTCTTCCCAACACTGGGGGAACCAGGGTGACGGACGAGTAGGCAACTTGGCACTACTTTACCGTCGAGGTAGACGCGGCGCTCACGTGAGACCGCTTCCACTTCCGGATCAACAACATAGGTCGTGTTGACCTTGTTGAAGAAGACGTCGTAGTAGTACATCGTTTGATGCACACTCGAC